TTGGGAAACTACCTACGGTAGTGTGGCAATCGAAGTTTGGTTCACTGCTAAGTAGATTATACCTTTTACCGTCTTCAGTTGTGTCAAACGGTTCTTTAAAAGGGTATAGTTGTTTTATTACTTGGTTTTGTTCGTCTTCATCACTTAAGGGAACAAATATAGAAACTTTTGCATTAGGAATACCAAATCCTCCATTGGTTATTACTCTACCTATAACAACCCCGAAATCAGCACACATACGTGTGTACACATCTTGTTGTGTTAATGATAGACTTAAAATTTCTAACAAATCGAAATTTTGTTCTAGTTCAAAAGTTATATTTTTGTCTTTTGTCCCACCACGTCTAACATCGGTCCTTACTCTAAATGATTTCCCCATAATTTATACTATTATAACGCCATAAAATAATTTTTTGCATTTATGGTGTGCTTATAAGATAAATAGTTCGACCACCAAAACTAAAAGTAAACAACTTGCGGTTATAGTAAAGATTATTAAAGTACTGGTTTACTTGGTTTTTTGTATCTGACTGCTATGTCTTGGTTTGGAAAACGGATTTGTAATATTTCGTTTGGTTGGGCATATATGGTATCATCCAATAACCCTATTTGTTTAGTGGTAGCGTTAATATAAGGTTGTGTTGTTACCGCTTGTGAGTAGTTACCCCCAACTTTGTTAAAAACAAGTATATCGGTTAAATTAAGTACTCCTGGTTGTGTCATTATAAACGCTCTTAGACTACCTAAAGCTAAGTCTTCACCTAACTCCATTTTATCCACAGAAAAATACTCACTTACCTTGGTTATGACATTAGTCACTATTTCCCCTTCGTTTGCATTTTTTTCTAGTATTAAGTCAATTGAAAATGCTATGTCTATTACTCTTGCTGCTCCTACAACAACATAATCATTTAACATTCTATAATTAGATAAGTAATTAGCTATATTATTTTTAAGTGTGTCACTAACTAAAGAAGTTAATTTACCATCTGGTGTATAAGAAAGTACATTTACGTTCACTTTATTTTCTATTTCTGTAACACCTACCTTTGCTGGTGCACCAAATGTAGCTGGCATTGTTCTTAATTTAGAAACATAATCATTAATACTAACCCCTCTATTTTGTGCCGCAAAATTATAAGATATATAATTTCTTATCTCTTCTTGTGACATTTGATTGGCACCACCAATAGCTGCTGTAGTATTTGTAACACTTAAACTATTAATTACTGTTTGGTTTATTTGTTGACTCGGTCCACCGACAACAAAGTCTATAATACCAACACTATTTATAGCTCCTGCACCAATGTTTGCCGCTTTACCACCACCCACTCTATATTGTATAAATAATGTTGAGTTTGCGTTGACCGTATTACCTAAAGCTATATTGTTTAAAAATTTTGACATGTTTAATTTAACTCCTTTAGAAGAAAAATTATCTAGTAAGTCTTGTGATGTTTGATTACCACTTCCAAATGTTAAATGAAAAAACCCTTCTGGCGTAAATTCAGTTATAAATCTCTGAGGTACTGTTATATATTTACCCACTTTAATACCTGGTTCATCTGGTGGCATTGAGGGGTCAATTACAAATACTTCGTTTTGAGCCAACGCTTCTACATGGTACCATTTATTAACTGTTGGTGATAGGAATTCACTATTTGATGGTATGGTTTGATATCCTAGTCCTGGTTTTTGGATTACTGAGGTTACTCCTATAACATTTTTTTCTGGTAAGAATGTTTTAAAGAATGGTTTACTATCAGCGTCCGTAATTTCTTTTTTAAATACTTTAGTTATCCCATTAACCATCACTTCTCTTTTAACAATTGTGTAGTTCTGAGTTATTCCGTTAGAATCTTTGTTAGGTATTTTAGTTTGGTTTGGTACACCTTCTGCATTATATTGAGATGAAAAATCACAGTCTTCCACTAACTCAAATACTTGTCCAGCACCTCTAAATTGTGAACCAGCTCTTATTTTACCTAAGTATTTAAAATCTTCTTTATCACCTAGAACTGGTACTATTATAGATAAATCACAAACCGTAACTGATGGTCTGTTTCCTGGTATTTTTAAACCATAGGTTTTTGCTATGTTATAAAGAGAACTTCTCTCTTGGGCGTACTGTAATACTGTTTCCTGAAAGGTTCTATCAATCTGAAAATTTAAGTTATCCGCTACTGCAGCGTTAAGGTCCAAAAATACTGAGTATATAGAAGCGTCATTTGCGTTCTTAATTAAATCTGGATAGTAGGTACTAGTTAATCTTAATAATTCATTTCTAATACCTAAAAAATCTCTTTCTGTATATGCTATTTTTTTCTCTGACATTCTATAAATCTATTATAACAAAATCTTTAGTTTCAAACACACCATCTCCTGCTGTGTAATCAATTCTTACCCTCATAGAGTAATTTCTTTGTGCTTCACCAACAAAACTCATATTACCATCATCCATAGACAAATCTGTATTTTGTTCGTTAAGTTTTTCTTCTGCTTTTAAATCTTCCAATGTTTTAACTTCTACATTGTTTATGGTTAAGCTAGGTATGTATTTATTTACAGCCTCTCTTATTTCCCTTTCAATTGATATTTTAGTTGTCGTATCCATTAACTCAAAAATGTACTTATTTAAATTAGTACCAAAATCAGGTAAAAAATACCTAGAACCTTTAGGTGTAACTATAAGGTGGATGAGATTTGACCTCACTTCACTATCAGTATCTGTATTTAATCCTAGAAAAAATCCTTGTGGACTATCAACAAATGGGAATGTTATACCGTATCTTTGTGTTGGCATTTCTTTTTTATAATAAATACTTCAAACATTACTTTATTGTAGTATCACTTTATTGTTTAATTGATTGTTGGGTTGGTATGGACAGTGTCTACAATTATTACCACAACAGTGTCCTCTTTTTTTGTGGTATTCTTCAGTCAAAACCATTTTTCCTTCTTCCCAATAAAAGTCTGTTGGGTGTAGTTTGGGCCTTATAAATTCTTTATAATGTAACTCAGTAATCCAATCGTCATTTCTTTTCATTTTTGATTTTTTATTAGAAAGTAAATGGTGACCCAAAAGAATCACCATTTATTATAATTTTATTTAAACTTTTAACTTTATTCTACCTCAACTTCTTTTTTCATTGTTTTAACATCAACATCAATCTCACAACTACCCCCAGCACAAGCTAATTCACCGGTTAAGTTTGTATTATCGTCTAATTCAATAACTTTACTTAAATCAACGTCTTTGAGTGATTCCATCATTTGGTCGTACTCTTCTTCTGTTATATCTTCAAACGGTGCTTGTATATACGAACCCCCGTTGTACGGTAAAACAGATAACCCGTTATAAGCTTTCCTATTTTCCCACATCCACTCACCAGCTGCGTCCCATTCGTGTTCTCTTAATGAAATTGTTGCTGAAACATTATGAGTGTTTGACCCATTTCTATGTCCAGCTTTGACCCATTCTGTTGCTACTTTTTTAACTCTTTCTAGTAGTTGGAATGGTGACTCTGTTCTCATTATCGAACCTTGAGGTGCTTTTTGTGGTATAGATATCACAGCTGTATCGTGTGGTCTAAAGTATTCATCCTCAACTAATTCTGGGTGGTTTTCATTTAAATAAGTATAAATCGCTTCATTCTTACCCACACGAAGTCTTCTAATATAATAATCGTTATGCCATGCATGAATTCCTGATGAAGTACCTAATGTTAGTGATGTTGTTCCTGCAGGTTTAACAGTTGTACATCTAGCTGATTGATTTATTTCTATTAATTTAGATACTCTAGTATTTTCTCTTTTAACTAGACTAGCTGCTTTGGACATGTCATAGGTAAGAACTTTACCAGAACCAATACCTGTCATTGAGACACCTATCAAGGCGTCTTTTTCAGTTGTTTCTTGCCATACTTCCCTTAAATAGTGGAACGAGGTATACCCCGCTTGTAGTGTACCTATAAATGCTGCTGTCTTCACTCTTTCATTTAAGTCTTCTTGTGATTCTATATTTGAAACGTTTACTTCACATAAGTTACAAAATTGATTTGGTCTTAATGCTATTTCACAGCACGGATTTGTGCCCCAGTCCTTATCATTATTAAGGTATATACCTGGTTCTCCTGCTCCGGATAATTCAACTCTCTTCCATAAATCCATAAAGAATTCTTTGGTTATTTTGTGTCTCATTAAACAGGCTGAGTTGTTAGCTCTACCTCTTTGTGGGTTTAGCTCCCACCAGTTACCTGATTTACAACCAATCATTTGTTCGTCATCCGCACTAAATAAACTAATAAGTGCAGCTCTTCTAATACCACCAGCGAGGACAGCGTCAGCAATGTGACAAACAATATCGTGTACTTCAAGAGTTGATAATTGTTCTCCGTTTTCTTTTTGGTTTAGTAGTCCTTCAATCTTAACCAAACATTCTTTTAGTGGTTGTGGTCCTGGAGCTTTACCACCTGAAGTAATTAATCTGGCTCCTTTCGGTCTAATGTCAGAATAATCAAATTCTACTCTACTACCACCACCATTCATATATGTTTTCATAAGAACTTTAATTGAGTCTGCCCAACCTTCTATCGAGTCTCCAATTAAAAATCTTTTTTTCCTTTTTTGGTATGGTTTTTGTATCACTGGTAGTTTAGCGACGTGGTGTTTTTGTACTGAATACCCAACACCCGTACCACCTAGTAATAAAAACATTGTTTCTGAAAAAGAGTCAATATGGTCTATAGGTAAGTAAGCACAATTATAAATTCTATTAGGTGATATCTCGATAGGTTTACCACCAAACTGCATAGACCTCATAGATGGTAAAACTTTTTTGTTATAAACTAATTTATATTTTTCATCAATCTCATCTTTCAGGTCTGGATATCTTTTTTGATGCATTTCTTTATTCCTTGTCACTAACTCTTCCCACGACTCTCTTCTATTCAGTTCTGGTAGATACTTAGCGTACTTCATGTAGACAGTAATATCCGACAGAATCTTATTTGATACTTCCATATTTGTGCTTTTTATTAATTATTTTTATTTATTATTTGTTCTCTTCTTTGTAGAGCACGAGTTACTCTCTCTCTGTTTCTATTGGTTTTTTCTTCTTCAAAACCTAAGAACGTTTGGGTTGTTTCTGTGTTTATTTCTAATGTTGCGTTATCAAACTTACAATTTTCAAAGATTACCCCGTCTTTTCCTAACCTAGATTTAACAACAGCGATTGTAGCTAACCCTAATTCTTTTTGTTGTAGAGTTTTAGCTACAGATATTATAACGTGACCAACTTGTGCTTTTTTAATTGACCCACCCATCATATCAGTGGTTACAACTTCAGAACTAATAGAAGTCCTGTTTCCTTGAGTTGCTGTCCATCCAGCTATATCTAACTCATGACACATACCTTCAAATTTTCTCATAACTGAACCCTCACCTTTCCATTCATCGTTAAATGCACGGTCTGGTAATATACAATCTATATAGTCTATTAAAACCATATCAATTTTTGTACCTTCTGATATAATTTTTCTTACTTGGTTTTTAATCTGTAACATGCTCATCTCGTCCGATGGTAGTTTTTTTAGTATTAGTTTACCTCCCGTTTTTTTCATTTCGTCAGCTTTATCCAATACCGTTTCTTTATGTTCACTTAATTCATCATTAGGTATACCAGTCCAACAGGTAAAATGTTTTCTTTGTATTATTTTAGGGTTATCCTCAAAAAATATTTGTAATACATTATACCCCATATTATACGCTGAATTAGCAAATCTAGTTAACATAGTTGTTTTCCCAACACCAGTGGGTGCTAATATAACACCAATTTCTCCTTTGGCTAACCCCCCATTTAATATATTATCTAAACCATCTATACCTGTAGGTACCGGGTGTCTATAATCTTCCTCTAATAATTTTTCTAATTCTGTAAAGATTTCAAAACTTCCTTGGTCACCATCACCTATTTTAATAGCGTCACGAATTAATTCCTCACATTTATCATAACTTTCAAAGTCACCTTTTTCCATTATACTCTCAACCTTTCTGATAGCTTTTTTAAGTTCTTGTTGTTTACAAAAATTTAGAGCTTTCTCTTTGATGAATAGGTGGTCCTCAAATGAAGCTTCTTTGACTTCTTTTAACATATCAAAAATATTTTTTCTTGCCATTTCGGAAGAAATTTCTATTCTTGTTAGTTGGTCTAGGGCGTCAAATGATGGTGCTGTTTGGTATTTTTCGTAATATTCTTTAATTAACTGCATAATTAATCTGAAATACTGGTTATCAAAATATTTTGCTGTTATCGCATCTATTATTGATTGGAAAAAAGTATTGTCAGTTACTATTAGGTTAATTAGTTTTAGTTGGAAATTATACCCTAGGTATCCAAAGTTTTTATTCTCATTCATATTTTTGTTATTATAATAATAAGTACTAGATTAGTTAACAATTAAGTTATAATCTTGGTAGTTTGTTGTAACTTTTCTTTGTGATAGTACCGACGTTAGTTCTCTCAATATAGAAGATATTTGTGGTCTTATGTCCACAGTGAATCTAACTTTCGGGGGATAGATGCTGGCAGGTATGATTGTATCGTAAAATACCTTGTTACCTTTCTTTAATGTTATCGTAAAATACTCATCTTCTTGAGCTTCATCTAATGTATTTTCTTTATAGTTACTTTCTAATAAATATAAAGTTTTAAGCTTTAATCTATCCTCAATATCACTAACAATTTCTGTTATTACATAGTGCAGGTCTATTGATTGTGTCGCTCTATCGTTAAAGTTTCTTACCGAAAAGAATCTTTGGCAAACTATATTATTACCTAATTTTAATACGAATTCACATTTTTGTGTATTTTCTACTTTTTGTTTAATTTTAGTCATTTTTTTTATTTTTATAAAAATCTTTTTCTATTCTTGTTAATCTTAAAAATGGTCTTACGAAATCTACCCAAGAATCATCTTTCTTAGGTAAAATATTAAGAATTCCATCTGACATCATCAAGCCCAAAGCGTTTTTCCAGTGTCTTCCTTCTGGGTCGATAGCTTCTCTTGATAGGTCGTTTATCCCTTTTACGGCGTCTTTAGTTAAGAATTGTTCCCCTACCCCTATAATGGTATAGTTTGTTTCTAATATCGAACCTTTATGGTTAATATTGGGTGGTTTTTGGGTTACTTCTTCTAATATATTTTGTTCTTTTTTGTTAATTTTGTCTTTTGATTTTATAGTGTCTATTATTTCCTGTAAAGTTACTGTTTTTTCTAGTATTTCTGGTTTTATTTTTATTAAAGATTTTACCCCAACCATTTTTATACCATATATATTATCGGAAGAATCACCACATATAGTTTTAACCACTCTAACATTGTTTGGTGGTATGTTAACTCCGTTTAGTGGTACTTTATCACCGTCTTTAAATAATTGGTTTAATGAAATTACATGTACTGATACATTTTTTTTTATTAGTTGTAGTAAATCCCTATCGGATGTTAGTACTATAATTTCTTCTTTGGTTGCTTTTTCACAATAATGTGCTATGCAGTCATCCGCTTCACACCATTTAAAAGTTGCTTGTCTAACATAAAGTTCTTCTAGGTATTCTTGTACACGTAATTTTTGTCTAGCGTATGATTGTAAATCATCTTCAGATTTAGGTTTAGCCCTCCTATTTAATTTATAATCTGGGTATAATTCAAGTCTGGGTTTAGTGTTGTGTTCACCATCCCAACATACCACAATTTTGGTTAGTAGGTACACATCTATTAATTTTCTTAGGGTATTAAGAAAGTGGTATAAACCGCCTATGTGGTCCGTACCATTATACATATTCTTAATACCGTGAAAACCAGTATTTAATAAGGAGTTTCCGTCAACTAATAATGTTCTTGTCAAAACACATTTTTATAAGGTTAAACACTTTTTTTACTTTACAATTTCTAATAATTCTATCTCAAAACTTAAATCTTCACCAGCTAAAGGGTGATTCATATCTAAATTTACACTTTCTTCGTCAATTTTTACTACTTGTCCTTGTACTGGTCTTCCTTTGTCATCTTGTCCTTGAATAAAACCATTTAGTTCATATTTTAAAGATTCTGGAAATTCACTTTTTTTAACAGTGATTACAGCCTCTGCAATATAATTACCGTAAGCTTCTGTTGATTCAATATCTACTTTTGCTGTTTTACCAACTTCTAGGTTTTTAACGGTGTCGTTAAATCCTTTAAGTAATTGCCCATCATCAATTATAAATTCTAGTCCTTCTCCTTTTACTCTTGAGTTGTCAAATTCTGAACCGTCTTTTAAGGTCCCTACATAATGTACTTTTACTTTATCTCCTGTTTTTATTTCAGTCATTTTCTTTTTCTATTTTTAAGTCGAAATCACCACCTACACCTAATTGCTCAGACCAAAATGTGGAGTTTTCTTGTTTATAATTTTCTATTGATTTTTTTTCTTCATTAGGTTCTCTACCAGCTATAAATCCATGTGGTGTTATAAGTATTTTTCCATCCTCGTAACCCAAACCATTAACATGGTTTTTCATAATTGTTATTTTAGTTCTAGTAGCAAACTTAACTTTTCTTTTTTCTTTAACAGCTGAAATATTTGTAGTTCCAGCATTTTTTTGATTACCAAACCTAAAAACTAATGTAGAGTTTAACCATAATGATTCACCTCCTTTTGCTTTAATTTTAGGTTGTCCAAATGGGTTGTCTGGTAATTCTACCCATGGTTGGTTTACCACAACTAGTGTGTTTGTGTACTTTGAGTCTTGTCTTCTGGATTTACCAATTCTTTGGTTTAGTCCCATTCCTATTTTGTCAGCTAATGTGGCTGCGTTATGCATTTTACCACCTTTACCATCAAAAGTCATTTTACAAGGTACTGAGCCAACAGAATCCCATAAAAACAATAAATCGTATTCTAATTCACCCTTATCTTGTGCGTCTAATAATTCGTTTACATAGTCGGTGATTTGTTCTATATACTGAAAGTCGTTGTTAAAAAGAAAAAATCCATCCCAGTCTATTTCACCGGTAGTTTTATCTACAACTTCTTCACAATCAAAACCTAAAAGTTTAGCGTGTTCAAAACCCCATTTTTGTTCTGTAATAATCAATACCGGTAACACTCCTTTATGTTGGGCGTCAACCGCTGCCTTTATTAAAGCTGTGGTTTTTCCGGTATCAGAATGACCTAGGAACATTTGTAGGTGACCCATTGCTGGTCCTGGTAATCCAGTAGCATCAAGGAAAGCTTCCCCTAAATCAAAAAATCTTTCTGGTTTAAAGTTAGCTTTCTTTGAGAATTTCTCTTTCAAGTCTGAAAATGTTCTTTTTTTCAATGCCATAATCCTTAATTAAAATGGTAGGTCTTGAGATTGTGGGTCGTTCGCTTGTGGGTCATTGATAGAACCTAATGTTGTTGTGTTTGTTGAATTACTAACACTGTTAGGGTCGTCGTAAGTATACTTCTTAAGTTCCGAGTCCCAAACTGGTTCTAGTCCTTTTGAAATAGCTTCTAGGTATTCTACTGGTTTTTGTGAGTATACGTCTTTCCAAGTTCTTTCGTCTTCAGTCCACTCTTTTGTTTGAGTTTGGTCTTCAGATAATTTACCTGGGTCTTCGTACATAACTGAAGATACTGTTGTATATTCACCTCTACCTCCTGGTAATGGAAGGGTTTGGAGTATTAGGATTAGGTCTCGCCCTTCATTTGCGTCGGTTACATCTCCTTTATTTCTCCAAATAGGTATAATCTTATCTATTGGTCCATTTCCTTTCCAGTTGTGTTTAAATCTCCAGAATTTAACACCGTCTTCTTCATTGTCTCTATCTACAACTTTTACTATGTAAAATTTTTGTGAACGATAAGAACGTGCTAATTCTTTTGATTGTGCATCACCAGCTAGTCTTAAAGCTTCTTCAACTTCATTTAATGGACTTCTTTCACCTGATGGTTTTCCCTCTGAATTTTTACCCGGGTCATAAAGTTTTTGCCATCTTCCTTGAACTTGTATATTGTGGAAAAATACTTCTTTAAAAGGTGATGTACCGTCTGTTGTTGGTACTATTCTGATTCTTTTTTCTCCTTGTTTGTTCCTTTTGGTAACATTATAGAAAGGTATTGTTTCATTCTTTCTTCTGATGTCATTTGTGGTTTTGTGGAACCACCACTTTGCTTGTTTTTCTCGTATTGAGCTAAAACCGCGTCTAAACTATTACTCATAAATTTTCTTTTTAAATATTATTAATTAATAAACATATGTATAAATATACACATATATTATTGGTATGTCAAATAAATATTTAAGGAATTTTACTGGTCGTCTTCTGCGTCTGGGTCTCCGAAGCTTTTTTGGATGTCTACGTCACTGTAGTCTTCTACTTCGTCTTTAGTTAAAATATATTGTTTTTTACCGGTTTTGTCAAAAACCTCTTCTTTGTCTGTAAAGAAGTCACTTAGTGTTTTATTGAATGGTCCACTATCGTGTTTTCTTAAACCTAATGCTTCTTGTGGTGTTCTTGGTCTATACTCTTCTATTTTATCTTCTAAATTTTCTATTTTACTAACCATAACATCCATAGATGATAAATGAGTTTCTAAATCAGAAAGTTTTGTCATTAAATCATCTAAACTCTCTGTATTTTTAGATAAAATATCTTTTTGGTCGGAAATTTCAGAACTTACCTCATCTTGTTTAGTTACCAAATCAGTAACGTCAAGTTCTGTAGTGTCTTCTACTGCAGTATCTACATCTAACTCGTCATCTATACCCATATCAACATCCAACTCGTCCTCAACTGGTTCATCTTCAGTTTCAACATCAACATCCAACTCGTCTTCAATAGCAACTTCTTCTTCTCCTGGAACTTCTTGTTCACCGATGTCTTGTTGAACTTTGAATTTCTTTAGTCTGTCTGAACTTCCTTGTTGGTGTTCAAACCCTGAACCTACATCGGCCATACCATCTCCTACTGAATTAATTTTTTGTTCATTCAAATTATCCATATTATGGTTTATCTGATTAAATCTTTTTAATTCTTCTAGTATAGATTTTTCTATTTCTTTAGCCATTTAATAATTGTTTTACTTGTCCTGAAGGTGATTCTACTTGTACCTTTCTATTTACTCTGATACTATTATCTACTCTTTCTATTAAACCATCTCTACTTTTAATAGTGTAACAAACACCAGTATCTAAATCACAAACTTGTTGCCCTTCTGGATTTTGTCCATTTTCAACAATGTTATCTGTTTTCTTGCCTAAGAAATTTCCTAATTTTTGTCTAAGTTTTTCTGTTATCATAATATTTGGTATACCTATAAATATACGTAAGTTCATTAATAGTCAACATTATTAGTTATTGACGTGTCCTAGGTAAAAATTCTGTTGGGTTTAGGTAATGTTCTATTATTTTACCTTCTTGTTTTACACCTCTTTTTATTTCAAAGTGTAGGTGTGTGTCTTTAGATAACCCACTATTACCCATTTTACCTATCACTGTATTACTTATTCCAGGCCCGATAAAACCTCTTTGTATAGAGTCGTTTAAATTTACTGTTATCCCTTCTCTTAGAAACGCGTATCGTGTTATATAGTAAGCTGTGCCTTCCTCGGTTGGGTCTAAATTTATATTTGTTTTAACCTCAACATGATTCCCATATTTAGCACAACCCTCACTTTCTTGTAACGGTTTACATCCATCAACTACTTTAGTGACTATACCATAAACTGATGGGTAGATTTTAATACCTCCAGTTTCACTATTTGCTTCTACTGTATTGTCTGATGTTGGTAGGATGTCTATCCCTAGATGTGATTTTTCTGGGTCTTCGTTTGGTGTGACTACAAATGTGCCAGCACTTAGGGTAACATCTTCCCACGTAACATTGTCATCATTTAGTGGTGGTGTTTGATAGGTAACTCCAGTGGCTATATAATTATTTTGTGTTACAGCTAATTTCTTTTGACTTTCGGTAGCACTTAAGCCATCGTAGTATAAGTCTATTGGTATCTTATCTAACCTATCTTCGGCTTTTTCATATAACTTAACATTAACTCTCTGTACCAAGTCACTTATAGCTGGAAGTGTAGGTCTTGGTACTCTAACACCTTCAAAGGTGGTTTCTATAGTATTAGGTCTAATTTCGTGTTCAACATTAATAATTAAGTATGGACCATTAAACATTGGTAGGTATCTTAATTGAAAATATTGTGTTGGTTGTATCATAACATTACCCACACATGTTATTCTTGCTGTGTAGGACCTACTAGCGTAAACATTGAATAGTGATGCTGAAGCTGGTGAGGTGGCATTTCCACCACCAGAATCTGCCATACTTTGTAATACTTTAAAACTTTCAGATGTGTTTTGAAATTGTGATTGGTCTAATGTTATTGACTCAAATATATTTTGATTTGGTATTCCAAAATCTACATTGAACCCCATAACTTTATTAGATAATTCTTTATTACCACATTCTTGTGCGACCAAAGGTGAGTTTGGTGAGTTATAGTTAAACGAGTCACTATTATATCCGTTATTTGGTGTTTTAACATTTAGTTGTGAAGATGGTTTACCGACATATTGACATAAAAAAGCTGGTGCGGAGTCTATATAATCAACAGTTTTAAAAGTACCAAACATGGCGTTTCCCTGTGCTTGTGTGTCAACACCGTTTTTTTCAACATTAAAGAAATTTATATATGAAGGTAATGGTATAAAATTAAAATAGTTATTAGCTAATATAATACTTAGGTAACTTGACACACTCTGTGTTAAAGTTTTAGAATTTGTATCTGTAAATGGAGAGTCTAGTTGTAGTATGTCCCATATATTAATTATTGCTTCATCTCCAATATCTTGGTTGGCTCTATCTAGAAATAAGAATTTTTCAAATAGGGTTTGGTCTGTAAGGTTAGTTCCTGATACCCACCTATCATTTATTGTTTTAAACTGATTATACAATTCCAATTTTATATCATCTGATTTAACTTCTGGTCTATCATCAGTCACCACATTTATAGTGGTATTATCAGTTTCTAAATTTTGTTTTATATTTCTTTTAAGTTCTTGTAATAAATTAGATATATACATCTCCTGAGAAGACTGTGTAGAGTCTACTTGGTTAATAAAGATATTTAAAAATTCGTTAGCTGGTATTGGGCTATTTAGAGTGCAATATGTAGCGTATAACCTAATAAAGGGTGCAAAATCTATTATGTTACTAACTTTAAATTCCATACCGTCAGGTGAACCAGTTTTATTTATAGTTTGGAAAAAAGTGTACATTGGGTTTGAGTCATCGGCTGGTACTAAATTGTCAAATTGTGGACTTCCATAGGTATTACCTGTTATTGTTAATGTGGAGTTTACTGAGTCTCCATAGAATTCACCAACCTCCATTCTCATTACTTGGTACTCTATGGGGTTTCCTACGAAAAATGTACCACTTGTGGGTATTGGTAGCCCGTCGGTGTACCCACCATACAACTCTGTTATATTTTCGAATGGGGATTCTCCGTTTGACTGATATGTTTCGGAATCAAATTCCCACGAACCATTATTAATAGAATGTATAGTTTGTAGTCTTTCCATTAGAGTTTGATTAGTTATCACCAAGTCTAGATTAGTAGTACTTCTATGAATGTATTCTACTTTCTTATTTAAGAATTGGTGCATAGTTGTATTAAACTTTAGAAGTTGTGCCTCGGCTAGTAACTTACTATTAGGTATTAGTGTCATGGACGCTGGGTTACCACCACCAACCATACCAACCCAAGTGTCTTCTACTACCACCAATTCTTTAACTAATTGTTTTAGAGACCCACCAATACTACTTGAACCTAGTGGTTCTGAAAAAGTTAAAAATTCACTTTCAAAAGCATCTAATTGTTCTTTATTAAACACACCTCTAAGAACTTGTATTGTGTCATATAAAGATTGTTCGTTAAAACTCCAATCTTCTTGTTCGTTTTGTTCGGGATTAATATTTTTAAAGTACTGACTAGCCGTTGATTGGTAACTTGCTTTGTGTTCAAAGTACCCGTAGTTGGATGCTCCCCACAAAATTCTACTAGCTCCATTATGTAAAGCTGGGTTACCGTATGTTGGGGTTTCATATATACTTGCGTCAGTTTGGTTTAATCCACCCGAAGAAGGGTATAATATACTATAGGTTGTTGGTGATGGTGAGTTTGCATTTGTAGGTCCCAAGGCTGGGTTGGTGATATTTGTGGACCTTAGGTAAACACTATAGAATTTTACATCAACGTTATCAAATGATTTATAGTTAATATTACTATTGGGTTCTATTGTTAGTGGAGCATTTCCTGCTGCATCTACAAGGTTATTTAATAATTGTCCAGCACCTATATTACTATAACTGTTCCCATCACTAGCAATAAAATGTATTGTATCTATTAAACCTGGATAAACACCAACCTGCATAATGGTATTATTAACAGTATTATCATGACTGGTATATGGGTATGGCCCTGAAGTTGTAACACCATCATTACTTGACATAAATGTATAGTAATTTGGTGTATTTAATGGTGTCTCATAAATGCTATTTGGTCCTGTATACCCTAATTGACCTACCACACCTATATCACCCCATATTGAGTTTAGTGGGTCCACTTGTGTTGTAACTTCTTGTTTATACCTCCACCAAACCGACCCAATTCTTAACATAAAAGCAACTGGTAAATTATGTATAGCAGGCATTTGGTTAAACATCTGAGATATGTAATTACCAAATTCGTAATTATCACCTTCTTTATATAAGGCTTTTTCCCTTAGTGTTGGTAGTGGTAATGAATTTAGGAATAGGTAAGCTGCTTGAGTGTATGGTGAAGGTGTACCTAGTTTGTCTGCCGCGACACCAGCGGTTAGAGCATTCATAAAATAAGGTGTATTTAACATAGATGTTAATCTTACTGCCGCAAAAATAGTATTAGACCCACCACCCGGTATGGTTGATACTGTTGGTGCCCCGTGTATTTCACCTTCTGTTATAAATTTATGTTCTGCAAATGATTCATACGCTTCATTTGCGGTGGTTAATGTATTTAACTCGTTTGAGTTATTTTTTCTTTCTATTAATTTTTCTTGGTCTTCATCTACAAACTTAGAACTTAGGTACTTTGCTTTGGTTAGGTAGGTGGTGCTCCAGGTGTCGGTTAAAACGTTTTTTTCATTTATATCATATTGTACGTTTTTACTGATGTCGAAAAAATCATTCTGTGATACCCCGTTAGCATTTGCAAAATTACTCCTTACCCACGGACCAAAAATACAAGGTGCTAAATCATATAATCCATTGGTTTTACCTTCTAATAAAACGTTAGTATTATTTTCAAAAGTTTGACTTACTACAGTAAATCTAGATGTATTATAATTTAATGTGAAAGTTGGTTTTATTTCATATGGTGTAATAACACCATATAGTTTATATTGTCTTAACCTAGTAGGGTCGGCTTGTTCTAGTATATTTAACATTTGACCTAGCCCACCTAAATCCATAAAAACTTGTTTCTGTGTGTTGTAGTTTTTAATTCTTTGATATAGGTTTAACGCGTCATATTTTGCTAGTTCTACTATAGCTTGTCCAATTATACTATTAGGTGGTGTTCCAATTTGTACAGCATATCTAGATACCAAACCACCATTTAGTACGGCTCTTTGAGCTCTATCTAATATTTCAAACCATATATCTAAATCTTCAAGACTAGAATAAGGTTCGTCTACTGGTGGCCAATCATATACCGTTATAGGTGTAAAGTCTTTGTCTACCGCGGTATTTTCTACTGGGGGTGTAAAAAAACTGAATTTGTAGTTGGTTGCTTTGGTGTACTCCTCAACGAAAGCTACTTCAGGCCATATTTTTTGGTCGTTGGCTAAAGTTGTAGCAATAACGTCATTTGCACCAGGATAGGTTAAAACTGAATTAGTTGTACTACAATTACCACCTTTTTGTTGTTCTTCAATTTTATAATATTGTGGCCAAGGATACACAATTTGGTTGGTTGCGTTTGAGTCGTTTGAGGTTACTGCTACCGCTAGTCTTTGTTCGTTTTGTCGTTTCGCAAAAGCTTCTGTATGCACATCGTCTAATAATTTTAAAAATGTATCAGCTCCAGCTAAAATAATAGCGAAAACGTTCCTTATCGTTGGTTTAAATCCTATAGCTTTTTGTAGTCTAGTATTAAGTCTTTCACTTAGGTCTTCCGACATTTTTTTTGCTTTGGATTCAAATACTCTTTTTGTTGTGGCCCATATAAACATAAAGCTACTAGTGTCCCCATCAAACATAAACCAAGGTTCTTGTTGTGTTGGTAATTCTCTTGTTATACCACCTGTTTTTACCGCTCTTGTAACTTTTGAATTTTCAAAAATGTCGTAGGTTGGGTCACTAAATCTTGTAGCGACACTATATTTACCACCTTCTACCTCACTCCTAGCTTTAAAGGTTGGGTTTTGTTGTAATATTTTAAGGTATTTTTTTGTTATAGCTTCTAACGAGTTTTTAGCTTCGTTGATTATTTTTTCCCTATTTTCTTTTCTTTTTGTTGGGTCTACTTCCGCTGTAGCTGCTGACATTCCTTTTAGGGGGTAAGCATTACTTACTATGGTCCTTCCGGTATTTGGGGTTGTTGGGTTTGGTTCTCCTTGTAATGGTGGAAAAGGTGGTTCGTTTACTGTTATGTTTCGTACACCTGTACTGGTCGTATCACAGTATTTTGCCACCCATCCTTTCTTACCTATTACAGCATCTTTAAATTTTTCTAAAGTTTCTTCATATTCTAATTTATGTGTTGTACTTTGCAAATTAGCTTTACCAAAAACTTGTGACATGTCATTGTCTATTGATTGTATTTTTTCTATTAACTCTACTATTGTATATTTTTTATCATATAGATTATCACCTATCAGTCCTTTTGTGTGATATTCTCTATATACCTCACCTAAGACTTGTCTACCTTTTGTCATTTGTATAGTACCAGAATTTGGGTCTTGTCTGGTTGGGTACATGTATGGTGCTGTAACAGCTTCATGCATGTTTATATCCCTTAACATAGCAATGTGGTTACCTTTAAAATCACATGTAACTAGGTAGTCACCAGAAGATGGGTCAAAACGAGATAGAAATTTTTCTAGTGTTAACTGATATTGTACAGCTTTACCATAATAACCTTTAAGTGTTAAAAAAAATGTAGGGTATGGTAAATGAAAAAAAGCTGTGTAAGGTGTATTAACTTTGGCTTGTTCAAATAAGGTTTTTCCCCTTACGTCAGTAAAATTTATAGTTACTTGGGGAATATACGAAGCGTTAATTTTAATACTTATAGAAGTTATACCAAATCCTTGAAAATCTGTTTGGTTTTTTATACTTTGTGATATTGTTACACCGGCTTTTGTGGTTGTTTTTATTTTTTGGTTAACGTCTGGGTTTGTAAATGCTTCGGTCCAGTCTGAATTAAAAGCGTTTTGACCTTTAGGTTTTAAAAAATTTAATTCTCCGTCCGCTATTTCTACACTTATCTCATCTCCCGCAGCAGCACCAACTAATAACTTACTCCTAGGAAAAATTTTAGCTGTAAGATTAGCGTACATAACAAAATCTTCTTGGTTAACTAATCTGTCTTTTACAACACCATCACTCCCGACTATCTTATTTGGGTCGATGGAAACTACGTTACCACCTATTTGTGTTGTTAATATGTTACCTGAATTTAAACTATCTGCCATAATAGAGGAAGTGTTGGTCTAATTTAGATTTGTAGTCCTCTAATGACTGCATTAATGGAAAAGGTACGGTTATTATTGTTCCGTTTGGGATATTCCATTCTTGTCCTCCGTATTTTGGGTTTGCTTGCATTATCAACCAACCATAGTATGGTGAACTATAGAACTGGTCTGATAACTTATCTAGTCTAGTTTGTCCAACTTTATAAATTATTTTTCTATCACTAGTTTTAGGTGTTAGTACTATACTTGGTACCATGACATAGTCACCGTTGATTATAAACTCACTGTATCTATTATAATAACTCATATTTCTTAACTAATATATAATTGGTTTAGTAGTTTATAGTTAAACTTATTATCACTAATACCAATATTTTTATTTATTAGATTGACCCTAACTATGTTTTCTTCGGTCACTCCAGTGTTTATACTATACCCCACATTATACTCAACGTAATACCTATTTAATACACCATCTAATGTTTTATAACCCCCATCCAAATTACTTGTAAATCTAGAGGTCATTAGACCAATATCATAGTTTATCCACACCTTTACAATGTTATTTAATTTACCCTTAAATACTTGTTCAGCAACAGATGTTAACCCAGTTATACCTAGTGGGTCTATATTAGTTAAATCATTATAAAGTGTACTTTTTCTATATTTAAGTAATTTATCTAATTCTGTTTTATTACTAAATGTAAATCGGTTGGCTTCATTTGTGTAGATAACAGGACTAAAGAAAATATATTCACCACTACCTGGATAATTTTTAGTAAAACCAGAGTTTACGTGATTAGTTATAAATGTGTTTAAGTATCTATTGCTAACATTATACTGGGTGTCAACTTCGTTTAGTGTTGTCCCAGTTAACTCAAATGCCACCACTCTACCACCATTGGGGTTTATATACTGCCCATCAAAAAATCCGATATCACCATTATTGTTTGTGACAAAGTTAAGTTTGTCAGCTGTGGCAGCCAGTTTTTGTTGTGACTCTCTAAGACTGTGAACTACTGTTATGACTTGTGTCATAGTGTTGTTTAATTGTGTCTCTAAAGTATTATATAAAAGATTTTTTACGTATACTTTTTCAAATACGGAAGGTGAGCAGGTGTTTAATTCTGTTTGGATTGTGGTTGTCTCTGCACTTATACTAGATTTAAGTGTGGTGTAGTAATCAGTTATTCTAGTTATAACTTCTCTTGGCACCCCCACTAGTTGTGCGTTTTTTGTGGTACCTAGTATTCCACTACTAAAATTCCTAGTAAACATTATTTCTTCTACAGCACCCATACTATGGTATAGAAATAGGTCGTGTAACCTATTTTTAACATCCAAAGAATATGCCTTACTCTCATCAACGAAAGTATTTAAAAGATTTTTATAATTTATTGTATAATCCATTTCTTATATTTTTATGGTCCTGTACCCCAGAAGTTTTGCCAAAGATTACCACTTTGTTCTCCGTCTGTACTACTACCTTCGGTGTTAGTACCGTCAGAACTTCCTTGTGACGCAGCAGCTTGTTGAGCTTCCATTTCAGCAATTATTTCTTGTTCATCAGTTACAGGTTTTTGTTTGTCTGTTGTTGTTTTAACACTATTATTATTATACATCTCTGTGTTTGCAAAGAAGTTGTTTGATAGAGCATTTTGTAGTTCAGATACTGGTGCTTCCAATCCTTGCCCTCCAATATACTTAAAGTTCATTGATACATTGGCTATCATAGGTTGTACCCCAATGCCTTCTGGATTTAAGTCATAAATTAACGGGTCATAACTAAAACTTACAGAATCTATAGCTATTTTTGTATGGTAAAAATCACCAATTCTTAATACACATATAGGTGGTGCTCCAAAAGCAGTATTATCAACATCTCTTTCAGTATCTAAACTACCGTCAGTATTTACCGTTGGTATTGTGTTACCTGGTCTAGTACATTGTAATAAAAAACTTAATCTGTTATTTAAACCTTCTGGTGTCATAGAATGAAATGATGGGTGGAAGTGTTTTAATTCTCTTTTTAATGAATTATATATAAA